ACTGCCATACCGGTACCTCGTGGCATTTGCCGAACTGGGCCGTCGAATAGCCGTTCAGCAGCAGCGTCTGCGCCAGCGGCGCGCAGGTGTTGGGGCGGACAGAGCTGTAACCGGGCGCCGAAGTGGCGAGCTCGGTGATGACCCCCATCCCGACCGTGTGGTGGTTTCGCCCAGACAGCAGCGCAGCCCGCGTCGGCGCGCAGAGAGCCGTCGTGTGGAAACGGTTGTACTTCAGGCCGTTTCCAGCCAACCGCTCGGCGGTCGGCGTCGCGCACGGCCCGCCAAACGCACTCGACGCGGCGAAGCCGACATCGTCGAGCAAGATGACGAGCACGTTCGGGGCGCCGGCCGGCGGCCGCAGCGGCTCGATCGCCGGGAAGGCTGTGTTCGCGTCGTTCGCGTCGAATGGAAGCGTCCCCTCGAACGGCCGGTCCGGGATCGGCAGAGCGTCCCGTGGGCTCTCGTCAGTCATAGTCGACTCCTCCTCGCGCCTCGCGAGCGCCTAGGCTTGGTCGCGTCGAATTCCCCAATAGGCCGCGCCAATCGCGCAGCGGTCGCGTTGCGTGCCACGCAAAAAATGCGCCGCCCGCGACACCCAGCTGCGCTCCGTGTCGGTCCAGGTAATCGCCCGCGAGCGGCACCGTGATGGACCCGCCCCCGAGGTTCGTCCATCCTGCCGCTTCCGCCGCCGTGCCGTTGTTCTGGGTGCCGTTCGCGAAACGTAGCGGCGGGCCGCCGATGTACTCCCACTTGTAGGCGGACGGGTTCGGCGTAACGCCGTCCGCCTGGAACGCCCGGTACCGGAGCCGCCAGACGATCCCGTTCGCCGCGTCCGCGAGGTAGTTGATCTCCAGCCCGTCGTCCGCGTTCGTGACCGCAGGCAGCGCCGTCAGTATCGGGGTCTTCGGGCCGCGCGAAGCCTTCATCAGACCGTCCCGTTGATCGTGTCGCCGCCGACCAGCTCGGTGATGTGCAGCGTCGAGGTCGCGAACTGGGGCGTCGTCGCCGCGCCGCCGTTCGCGTTATCGGCCCCGACCAGCTTGAAGACATGGCTGCCCGGGGTCGGCGTGACCTTACAGCCGACGACGACGCTCCCGTAGTTCGTCCCGAGAGAGTTCGAGCCGAGCTTCTGATGGACGCTACTGATACCGCCGCCGTCCATGTACGCCGACAGGGCCGCCGTGACCGCGTCGTTGACGTTCCCGATGAAGACGTAGCCCATCGCATGCACCCGGATCGGGACGCCGCTGCATTCGAGACGGACCTGGGTGCCGGTGAGATCCGCGCCCGTCGTCGGACAGGAGATGTTCGCGACCGTCTGCTGGACCGTGACGTCGTGGCCGCGAGCCCAGGGACGCCGGTCGACCGCGACGCTGATCGTGTTCGCGGCCGCCCCCGCGGCGATCAGGACGTCCCGCAGGACGACCGCCCCCGCAGGAGTCGTCGCCGCGCCAGCCCGGTACGTCGCCGGAGTCTGGATCCCCGTGATCTGCGCGCCCGCGGTCGGGGTCCCCTGAAGGACGCTAATCGTCGGCGACCCGTTGAAGTTCGGGGACGGCGTCGCGATCACGACGTCGACGCGCGGGTTCCCGCCCGGGTTCGCGGCGTGCGCGACGACCGTCGACCCGAGCGCGACCTGGCGCATCATGACGCCGCCCGGCGTCCTCGCCCACAGGACCCCCGGCCCGATCTGCGTGCCGCCCGCGACCGTCGACGGGACGAGGTCCGTCGGGTTCACGACTCCGTTCTGCACGAAGTCCTGCTCCGCGCTGAGGATCTGGTCCGCGCCGCCCGGCATGTGCTGCGGCGAATGCTGAACCGCGAGCCCGACAGGACCGGGCGGGCCGCTGATCAGAACCCGGACACCACCGGCAGGAGGAACGATCCCGCGCGTCCAGCACGTCAACGTCGTCGTGCTCGTCCGCTCGTAGTCCAGCTCGACCTCGTCGTACGGCGCGACGTTGAGGAACGCCTGGACCGCGAAGTCGCGGGTCCCGAGCCCGTGGTTGATCGTGAACGGGCCGCTCGTGACCCCGTCCCCGATGCTCCCCGCCCACGAGCCGAACGAGGACGTAGGAGCCGCCGGGGCGGCGAGCAGCACAACCTTCTTGGACGCCGCCGCCGGAGCCCGCGCGAAGACGAAACGGACCGTCGAGCTGTCGACGATCACGACCCCGGGGAACTCGATCTCGCCGGTCGCCAGGTCGATCACGTACGGCGCAACGTCCGCAGTCCCGAGAGTATGCGAGACGTCGATGACCGTCGCGGTGCCGTTCCCGATCGTCGTCACGTACCCCGCGGCGGAACCGGGGATCCCCTGCGGCCCCGTCGGCCCGGTCGCGCCCGTCGCACCTGTCGCGCCGGTCGCGCCCTGCGGCCCCTGGGGACCCTGCGGCCCCGTCGAGCCCGTCGCACCTGTCGCCCCCGTCGCGCCGGTCGGCCCGGCGGGACCCGTCGGGCCGACAGGACCGATCGGGCCGAGCAGCGACCCGCGGGACGCCCACGTCGTATCCCCGGTCTTCTCGTAGAACGCCCCGGACGACGCGAGGTAGAAGTCCCCGACGACGCCGGTCGCCGGAGCGGGAGCGCCCGAGCCCGTCCACCAGCGGGAACCGCCGCCGCCGATCTCCCCCGGCGTCTGGCCCGACTGCGGCCACCAGAACGCCCAGAAGTTCCCGGCGTCCGACTCGATCACCGCCGCCGCGTCGCCCTCCTCCGGCTCCCCGTAGAACGGGCTCGCCCACGGACACGACTGCGCGCCGCCCGGCGCTCCGTCGATCTCGATGCGGAGGAAGCCGTCATCGTCCACGGCAGGATCGAGGACCGTCGCCTCCCGAAGCTGCGCCGGAGCGCGCTGGCCGATCTTCCTGCGCTCGTTCTCCGAGAGAGGCATCAGTGGCCCCGGACGCTCCGCGGCGTGAACCGGCCCTGGTCATGGCGCGGCGTCCGGACGAGCCGCGGGCCGCTCTCCCCCGGATGCTGGCTCGTATCGAACCGCGCCTTGAAAGACCCGTTCGAGTTGTAGAACTCGATCCAGACATGGCCCGGGTTCGCCCAGACCGTCCACTCGTCGCCCTTCCCCTTCGACCCGTACGACGTCGCGAACTGGCCCGACACCCACGCCTGCGGATGATCAAAGAACCCGGCCCGGTGAAGCGCGAGCGACGTCGACTCCGAGCAGTCGAGCGGCGTCGTCTTCTTGATGTTCTTCCACGGCCCGTGGTGAACGTCCGGATGCGGGTAGGAATGCTCCTCGTCGCTGATCGCCGCGCAGACGGAGTACAGGTCATCGCCGCCTCCGCCCTCCCGGGTCCCGGTCTCCGGAGCGGGCTCCCGCTTCCGGCGGGTCGGCCGCCGTAGAACGACCGTCGACTCCGGCGACACAAGCGACGGCCCCGAGACGTTCCAGACCATCCACTTCCCCTGCATCGCCCCGAACTCGCGCGGCAGGCGGACGACGCCGCCCGGCATGATCTGCCAGCGGTCCGCGAAGACTTCGAGCGTGACCTCCGAGATGACGCGGTTCGACGCCCACGACCAGGACGGCCGCGAGATCAACCAGCCCTCGTCCCCCGTGATCGTCAGCGACGGAGCCTGCGACCGGATCTCGTCGCCGGACGCCGCGTACAGCACGTTCCCGGCTGCCCAGCGGTACGCGCCGACGTCCGCGACGAGGCGCGCCATCGCGTCCCAGCTGTTCTCCGTCTGCCCGCCCTTCTCGCCGCGGGTGTACGCGTACTGCTTCGTGTAGGAGTCCTCGGAGGAGCCGCCCGAGTCGACGAACGCGTCGACCGTACGGGTCGCCTCGTCCTCCCACTGCGCATACGCGTTCGGGTCCCGGTTCCCCTGGACCTGATGGATCGCGAGCGACAGGTTGCCGGGAGCCTTCTTGACGGACCGGTGGACCTTTTTCCAGCTCGTCGGCCCGGTGATCAGGAACGAATGCGTCGACGCCTGCGGGTCCTTCGAGTCCTTCACCGACACCCAGTTCCGGCCCTGCTGGAAGATCCCGACGTCGTCGTTGCCGGTCATCACGTTCGCCAGCTCGCCCGCCCCCGACTCCTGCGTGATGCACATGATCGTCGCGATCATGACCCGGCGGGACGCCTTGTCCTTCGACGCCTGCCCGAGCACCCCGTCGATCGTCCGGCGCTGGCTCGCCGTCGCGCGCTTCCCCTTCACCTTGTACTCGCCGGAGCCCGTCCCGCGGGTCGCGTCCCCGGTCGTCGAGCGCGCCGCCGGAGCCTCCGTCCTCTTCAGCGCCATCAGGTCTTCGAGTCCTTCGCGGGCGGCCGGATCCTCTGAGCGTCGTCGACCTCCGGGATCCAGCTCGGGATCTTCGGGAGCGGCTTCCGGGACGCCTCGTCGACGAGCATCTGAAGGAACCCGAACCGGGTCGTCCGCGCCCGGCTCGCGCTCCGGAACTTCTCGAACAGCTTCAGCTGCCAGGCGACCTCGTCCTCGACCGTCAGCGTATAGAGCCCGTCCCCGTCGAAGTCGACGCCGGTCACGCAGTAGACCGTGCTGTCGATCGTGACCCGCACACCGTCCTGCTGGATATGCGCCTCGTCGTCGAGGACGTCCCTCAGCCTGTCCGACGGATCGCGGACCGGGAGCGTGATCGTCCCCGCCTGGTCCATCCCGAACGCGTACGGCGTGTCGCCGTCGATGTTCGCCGCGATCGGGTACCGGCGGCCGCGGGCCGTCAGCGTCAGGTTCGCGAGGCTCCTCGCCAGCTTCCGCGGCGGCGGCTGGAAGATCGCCGGGTCCCGCCGGGCGCGCGCCCGCTTCGCCGGTGTGTCGCGCTTCGCCATCAGCGGATCGAGATATGCGTCCCGGAACGGAGCCGGGCGTCAGGGTCGACGCCCCTCAGCTTCTTGTTCCAGCGGACGAGGTCCTTCCAGCGGGTCGCGTCCCCCAGCTCCCGGAGCGCGACCGCGCGGAGCGTGTCGTTGCCCTTCGCGATCGCCGTCCGCTTCCGGCGCTTCCCCCCCTTCGACCTCGTCGACCGGACCGTGATCGCCTTGATCTCCGCGACCGCCTCGAAGCGGGAGAGGTCGACCTTGACCGCCTGCCGCCGGAGCGTCCCGTCCGGGTTCCAGAGCCGCTCCGACAGCGCCATGCCGTCCATGACCCACGTGATCGTCTTGTCGTGATCCCAGACGTCCCCGTCGAGCTTGATCGTCGGGGGCTCCTCCTCGTCCCCCGGCTGGCCCATGTCCCGCAGGACCCGGATCCGCCGCTCGACCGCGGGGCCACCGATCGCGTCGATATCGATGATGCAGTCGAGGCTGATCGTGTCGTCCGGGCTCGCCTTCCACCACTTCGCCGGTCGGCGCTTCTGACGGTCGACCGCCTCGAAGCCGCCGACGCCGCCCGCCCGGTCCGGCGGGCCGTTCAGGATCATCGTGAGCTGGCTCCCGCGGCTCGGGATCAGCGTGACGCGGCCGCCCGGCATCAGGTCGCCTCCGCAAGCTGGCGGTCGACCCGGAACACCGCGGAGTGAACCTGCTTCCCGTCGAGATGGAGGTTCGCGACGAGCGTCATCGGAGCGCCCGAAGCCATCGCGCCGCGAGCGCGCGCCGTCTGCTTCGCGTCGTACACGGTCGCGCCGGTCGGGAGATGAGCCAGCTCCGGCCCGCGCTCCCCGACGACCGCCCAGCCGCCGCCGCCGACCCGGCCGCCGGACGCGATCCCCGGGATCAGCTTCCGGGCCGCGCCCTTCAGCTTGTCCGGGATCACGCTCGTGATCGCCGCGATGATGACGCCCGGCGCGCCCTTGATCGCGTCCCCGATCGCGTTCAGGATCGCCGAGCCGATCCGCCCAAAGAACGAGGTGATCGACGACAGGCGGCCCCGGACGCCGTTCGCGAGCCCGGAGATCAGCTTCGAGCCCGCGCTCTTCGCGAGCCCGACCAGCTTCCCGGGGAGCGTCTCGACGACATGGATGATCCCGCCGACGATGTTCAGGGCGGCCCGGACGATCCTGCCCGGCAGCGACGTGAACGTCCCCGCGAACCGCTGGACGCCCGTCAGCGCCTTCAGGAACCCGGAGCCGATCCGGACGACCGCGCCGAAGAGGACCCGGAAGAGCCCCGACGCGACCCGGATCGGGACCGCGAGGAGCCGGAACACGACGCCGACGTACTTCAGCTTCCCGAGCAGCCCGAGGATCGGGCCGCCGAGCAGCGAGCCGATCACGACACCGATCCCGAAGAACACCGGCTTGAGCGGCGCGGCCGCCTTCCCGATGAACCCGAGGACCGTCGCGAGGATCTTGATGATCGGGACCGCGAGCTTGAACGCGACGACGACGCCGCCGATGACGCCGACCGCGATCCCCTTCAGGATCGGCAGGACGACGTTCGTCAGGAACGGCATCGCGGGCTTGAACGCGTTCAGGAGGTCCCGCCCCGCCTGCATGAGCGTCGCCCCGAGCTTCGGTGCCTCCGCCTGTACCCACGCGAAGACCGGCTGTAGCTTCGCCCGGAGATCCGCGCCCGCCTTCGCCGGACCCGTCAGCTTCGCCGGGGCGACGTCCCGGTTCCCCGCCTGTCCGACCCCGCGGCCGCCCTTCGGCGCGGGCGGAGGCTTCGCGCCGCCGAGCCCGCTGAAGAATCCCTGGACGGTCGGGGCGACCTTGTCCGTTAGCCCCGCGGCCCGGTTCAGGGTCTTCCGGATCGCGGGCATGAAGCTGTGCGTCAGCGAGATCGCCGCGGTCTCGACGGAGCCCGTCAGGTTGTCCCACGCGCCCTTCACGGTGTTGCGCATGATCCCCGCCGTCCGCTTCGCCGCGCCGCCGGAGTGCGTCAGCGCGCCGCTCATCGCCTCGATCCGCTTCTGGCCCTTCCCGAACAGCGTCAGCATGCCCGGGAGCGCCTCGACGCCGAACAGCTGAGCGATCGCCTTCCGCTGCTGCGGCTTCGTCAGCTTCGCGAACTTCCCGGCCAGGTTCCCGAGGATCTGCGGGAAGGCGCGCAGGTTCCCCTTCGCGTCGACCGTCGCCTTGCTGAACGTCTCCTGCGAGATCCCCATGCCGTCGAGCATGTCCATCGTCCGCTTCGACGGCCGGACGAGCGACACGAACGCGCGCCGGAGCGTCGTACCGGCGGTCTCGCCCTTGATCCCGACGTTGCCGAGGATCGCCGCGGACCCGGCGATGTCCTCGATCGACTGGTGGAACCGACCGGCGACCGGGCCGACGTACTTCATCGTGAGCCCGAGATCGTCCATCCCGATCGCGCTCTTGTTGACCGCGACCGTCAGGAGGTCCGCGACATGGGTCGCGTCGTTCGCGTGGAGCCCGAACTGGCGCATCATCGCGCCCTGTAGCTCGGCCGTCGTCGCGAGGTCCTGTCCCGACGCGGCGGCGAGGTTCAGGGTCCCCGGCATCAGGGACATGATCTGCTTCGTGTCGAACCCGGCGGCCGCGAACTCGTTCATCGCGTCCGCCGCCTGCTGCGCGCTGAACTGGGTCTTCGCGCCGAGGTCGAGCGCCTGGTTCGACAGGAGCGTCATGTTCGACTTCGTCGTCAGTAGACGCGCCTGGACGTTCGCCATCGACTGCTCGAAGTTCGTGCTCTTCGAGACCGCGAACGCCATCCCGCCCGCCGCGGCGACCCCGGCCGCCATCCCGACGCCGCGGAGCGCGGTCGCGCCGACCCCGAGCGCCTTGTTCAGCTTCCCGATGCCGCGCTCGGCGACGGAGCCCTTCGACCCGATCGACCCGAGCCCGCTCCCCGCCGACTTCGCCTCGCGGGCGAACGCCGCGCCGCCGAGGAGACGGAGCCGGACGAGGACGCTGCTCTCATTGGCCACGGGTTACTTCGCCGCCTTCTTGTTCGCCTGCGCGACGTCCGCGTTATGAGCGTCGACGGCTGCGCCGATGACCGTCTCCGCGAGGACCCGCTCCACGAGAGTCCCGGCGTCCTCCGGTCGAAGACCGACGAGCGGCCGCCAGTCCGCGCGCAGGCGGACCGCGTTCACCGCCGCCCGGGTCTCCGGCGCAGCCTCCGTCATTCCCCCAGGTCCTTCTCCGCCTCGCCCTGGCTCTTCCGCGCCCAGGCGACGATGTCCGTCGCCAGGCCGCCGATCGCCGCGACGTTCGGGATCCGGCGCGTCCGGTCGTTCGGGTCCGGCCGCGAGATCACCAGAGCGACGAGGTCCGCCGCCTTCTTGACGTCGACGCCGATCATCTGCGCGAGCTGGGGACCCCAGCCGCCCGGGACCTCCTCCCGGGTCCCGTCGTCGTTCACGAGCAGGAGCTTGTGCGTCGACTTCGCGATGAACACCTCGTTCTCGACGCCCTCGTTGAACGCCCGCCTGTCCCCGAACGCGCGAGCGACGAGGATCATGCCGGGGCGGCCGTCCGGCAGCTCGTAGCCGGGGACGCTGAACTCCTCCGTCGCCGCGATCCCCTCGTACCGGGCGCGGAGGCGGTCCGCGAGCGACCCGCCCCCGGCGGCGACGATCTCGTCGGGGCTCGGGGACGCGAGCGCCGGGCCGCCGAGGTCCGGCTCACGGGGCTCCGCGACCGGCGGGGTCGTGATCGGCGGCTGCGCCTCCGGCTCCGTCGAGGCGGGCGGGGCCGGAGGCGGGTCGCCTCCGATGACTGCGTGGATCGTGGCTCGATCAGGGGTCGTCATGTCGGGGTTCCCTTCGGGTAGGTAGTCGTGGTCCGGCTACGCGAGGTCGACGCGCGGCCGGACAGTGATCTCCAGCTCCCCGCCGTCCGAGGAGCCCTTGTCGATGTCGGGCGGCGAGACGTTCCCGAGGATCCCCGTGTTGATGATCGGGTTCCCCCAGCTGACGCCGTCGTCGTCCGTCGGCGAGCGGGTCACGGTCGCGTCGCCGCGGCCCGCCTTCGCGTCCAGCGTCCGGTAGATCGCATGGACGCCCTCCCGGTACAGCTTCCGGAGCGTGATCTCGTTCCGGGACCGCTTCCCGCCGAGCGGCACCGCGCCGTCCCAGTCGTCGTATGTCGAGTCTTCCGTCTCGACGCCGCCGCCCTCCGCGACAGCCCAGTAGCCGAAGTCCTGCCCGTCGATGAGCAGGTGCGCGGTCCAGTTGCTCTGCATGTACGGCATGGCCTAGTAGCTCCTCTCGTGGTTCCGGACGCGCGCTCTAGGCGACGGCCTGGGTGATCGAACGGCGGCTGATCGTCAGCTTCAGCGACGCCGCGAACGGCGACGTGCGGACCGTGATGACCGCCTTCACGAGCCCCTGAGCGAGCTGGCTCGTCGGGTTCGAGGTCGTCGACACGTCGACGTTGTACCCCGGGTCCGCCTGCGTCCCGAAGATCGCGCCGATCCGCTGGTAGCGCGCAAGGACGCCGGAGAGCGCGCCCTTGTACTTGTCGAGGAACGCGCCGTCCGCCGAGACCTGGCCGAACAGCATCTCCTCGGCGACCGCCTGCTCCTCCGCCCGGAGCGCCATGATCGTCCGGGACCCGCCGACGTCCCACCACTGCGGCAGGACCTCAAGGTCCGCCAGCGTCCAGTAGCCGTACGACCGGACCCGCGAGTTGACGACCCGGAAGCAGTTGACCTGCTGCCGCGCGAGCGCCTTGATCGAGTCGAGCGACCGGTCCGCCTTGATCCCGAGCGCGAAGTCGACGACCCCCGCCGCGCCCGGCGTATGGTTCCCGGCCGCCGCGAGGTTCGGGTTGCCGGTCACCCGGTCGGAGCGGGACATGAGCGCCGCCTTGATGACGCTCGCCGGGACCTCGTGGGTCGTACCGGGCGCGTCGCCGGGCGTGATGATCCTGTCCGCCTCCAGCATCGCGAAGCGGCCGCCGACGTCGTCGATGAGCGCCTCCGCCGCCGTGTTCAGCGCCGCGTCGCTCGCGCCGTCCGCCGCCTGCGCGACGTAGAACCGGTTCGCCGTCCAGCCGTAGTCGCGGAGGTCGACCTGGTCCGCGGCGGCGACGACCTCCGGGGCCATAAGCTGGCCCGGCCCGTACTTGTCCGGGATCGCCGCGGCCGCGACCCCGGCGTCCGTCACGAGCGGCGACAGGTACAGCTTCCCGCCCCCCGCGCTGAACCAGGCGTCGACGTTCGCGAGCAGCGCCGTCTCCCCCGGGTACGTCGCCTTCGCGTCCCCCGGGGACCGGATCTGCCGGACCGTGTCCGGGGAAGCCGGGACGACGAGCGCCTGGATCAGGAACCCGGTGTCCGTAGCGGTCGCCGGACCCGTGGTCTCCGGCTCGTCGACGACGTCGAGATCGACGCCGAGATCAATGTCCAGTTCGAGCGGACCGGCCATCAGTCGTCACCTTCCTTCGTGTCGGTGTCGGACGGCTCCGAAAGCACGCCGTCCTTGATCAGCTGCTGGACCGCCGGACTGTCCCGGACGGTCGCCTCCTCCCCGGCAGGGACGACGCCGAAGTTGGCGACGAACACTCCGGACTCCGTCTCGTTGCGCACGCGCAAGGCTGCTTCCTCCTACTCGACGATGGGAACGCGGTCGATGTCGACCGTCGGCCGAGCGTCCGGCCGCGGGTCGATCGGGTCGTACGGGTCATCGGGCGGGCCGCCGCCCTCGGGGGGCCAGTCGACGTCGTCCGCCGGGAGCCCGCCGGTGATACTGAGGACGTCCTTGACGCCGACCTCCCAGACCATCCGGGCGTCGCCGAGCGTCCGCTGGGTGTCGCTCTCCGACAGCGGCTCGTAGTCCGTGAGCCGCATCGAGTTGATGATCCCGCGGCGCGGCGTCCGGGCGTACAGGCATTCGGCGAGCGTCCAGGCGGTCACGTCCCGCCGGAAGAGCGTGTCCCGCCGCTTCTGGCCCATGACGGTCACCTGCATCCCGACCTGGAACACCGCGTCGACGCCGTCGCTCTCGTTCCGGACGAACTCGGGCGCGCCGATGACGCCGAGAAGGACCGCCGGGAGCGTGTCCCCCGACAGGCGAACCGCCGCCGTATCGCTCATCCGGACGACCGTCGCGAACGGCTGGAACGTCCGCGGCGTGAGCCCGCGCCTGCGCTCCTCCGCCGCGAGATGCTCGCCGTGCCTGCGGTCGATGACGTCGACGAGCGCGCCTTCGACGTCGTACGGCAGGACGAGACGGGGATCAGGCATCGAGCGCGTCGAGGAGCTGGCGGGCCGTCGCGGGGATCGAGTCGCCGGTCGCCGTCAGCGTCGCCGTCTCCGTATGCACGGTGATCGTGACGGTCCCGTCCGCGACCGCGACGACCGGGGTCGCGCCGGTCGCCTGCGCGAGCCGCTCAAGATTCGTTGGGGTCATGCCTCTCCTCCGTCGCAACGACAGTCCAGCGGAGCCCCTTCGGGCGGATCGCGATACCGCGCGCCCAGTCCGGAACGTTGTAAGCCGCGAGGAGCCGGAAGTTGACGAGGTCGAGCCCCTCGCCGCCCCGATCCTCTTCCAGCGCGTCTCGCAGCTGTTCTGCGAGCCGCACGGCCCTCCAAGGAAGGCGCGACGCGTACAGGACCCGCTCAGCCACGGAACCCGGTCGCGAGGAAGTCTTCGACCCGCTGGCTGATCTCCCGCCGCGCGGGCTTGTCGATCACGACCGCGCGGCGTCCGCGGCGCGCCTGCACCCGGGCGTAGTACAGGTCCGTCCGGCCGCCCCGGATCCCCCACGTCAGCGACGCGTTGAACACGGTCCGGCGGACAGGAGCGGTCGCGTTCTCCAGCGCGGACCGCAACCGGCCGGTCGCCTGCATCGTCCGCAGCGACAGCCCCTCCCGTCGCTTCCGGTCGACCCACGCCTTCGTGTCCCGCGGGAACCGGCCCGTCGTGAACTTCCGGCGCTCGCTCATCTGGAGCGCATGAAGGACCGCGTCCGACCGGAGAGCGGGCTCCGGCTTCGAGGCGCGCTCCCCGACCTCGTCGACTCTCCGGCGCGCCTCCCGGAGCCCCTCGATCCGAAGACTCTGGCGCATCAGCTCAGCCGGGAGGCTCCGCGGCGCGCGAGGACAACGAGCGCGTCGAGGCTCGCGCGGAAGTTCGCGATGTGCCCGCGGTACTCGCCGGACGCGTCATCGGTACCCGCGGGCTGCTTCCCGGCGGCGACCGCGGCCGCGACATGCCACTTCGCGGTCGTCTTCGCGAGCCCGTACTGGCTCGTCGGGATCACGACACCGACGCGGCCCTGGACCTCGTCGCAGGCGGCGACGATATACGCCTCGACCTCGTCGGCCGTCGGCGACGTCGACGACGTGAACATCGCCTGCTCCGCCCCGGCGCTCTCCCGGTCGTCGTCGAACCCGCCGCGCGTGTAGGCGGGCAGCAGGACCGCGATCTCCTCGACCGTCGGGCTCCACGGGTACGGGCCGCCGGGCGGAAGCGGAGCGCCGCTGCCGTTCCCGGCCGAGACGGCGAGCGGGACGAACACCTCGAACTCGGGGGGCTCCGGGCCGCTGTCCCGCCAGACGAGGTTGTACTCCCCGACGAGCAGCGGCGAGTCCGAGAAGTCGACCGTCCAGACGCCGGTCTCCGAGTCATACGCCGCCGCGCGCCAGTACGCGACGATCGCGCGGGTCACAGGGACCTCGACCCGTGCGCCGACAGGGAAGGCTGGCAGGACGCCCGGAGCGACCAGCGTCGCGACGAGGTCGCTTCCGAGCGCCGCCAGCATCGACTACGACTCCGAGCCCGAGCCGGTCGCCTTCGCCTTCGAGCCGCCGCCGCTGCGCTTCGCGGTCCGCATCGCGTCCGCGTTGTCGAGCGACGTCGCCGCGACGGGCGGCTCCGCGCCGGTCCGCTCGGCGTAGCTCTTCGACGCCTCCTCGTCGACGACCGGCCGCGACAGCGAACGGACCTCGACGTCGTCGCCGGTCGCGACGTCTTCGAGAGCGACGCCCGGCGGGACCGGCTGGCCCTCGACGACGAGCCGACGGGTGCCGAACTCGTCGACCTCGACCCATCCGGTCTTGTTTGCGAGCTGTGCCACTTCGGTTCCTCCTGTGTTGGGTGTCGGCGAGCGTTCTACCGCTCGATATGGACGATGAGCCGGTAGCCGCTGTGCGCGACCCCGGTCCCGGCGACCGTCTCGTCCGCCGCGAGGACGTCGCCCTCCGCGACAGCCGGGTTCGTGATCGGGATCGCCTTCTCGTCGAACGCGGCGAGGTCGTCCGTCCCCGGCGTGTCCGTCGCGAGCGTCGCGACGACCGTGTTGCCCGAGCCCGCCTGGCCCTTGTTGATGACCCGGAACGTCCGGAAGTTCGTCGCGTTCGCGACGAGCGCCGCCTCCGGGATCAGCCGGACGCTCGTGACCTGCCCGGAGATCGGGGACCGGTCGATCACCTGGTCCTGCGCGGCCGCCGCGCCCGCCGCCGGGGCGGTCGTCTCCAGCCGGGCGTCGTTCCTGTGTGCTTCGCCTGATGTCATCCTGCTCCTGTCCTCCTGTCGTGCTGGACACTACGCCGCGGGCCGGAGGACCCGGCCCGCGGCGGATCGGCTAGGAGAGGTCGGCGAGCGCGAACGACGCCGGACGCCAGACCGGGAACGCGACGCGCGCCTCCGCGAGCACCGTGACGCGGTTGCGCACGAAGTCGTCCTGGTCGCTGTCGCTCGTCTTGACGTTGACGCCCTCGCGGAAGAGGAGCGTCGCGCCCATCGAGTCGCCGACGAGCGGGGTCGCGGCGGGGATCGACGTCGCCGTCAGGAGCGCGAGCCCCCAGATCGTCGGGGCGGTCATGCCGAACGGGCCACCGGCGAGGTACTGACCGGCGCGCGTCCCGGCCGTCCCGGACTCGCGCATGAGGAGGATGTCCTGCCAGACCGTCGGGTGCGCCGCCGCGAAGTTCGGCTCCGCGTCCGACAGGATGATCGTCGTCATCGCGCGCAGGATCGCGTCAGCGGGGTTGTCCCCGGCGACGAACGTCGGAGCGCCGAGCCCCGGCGTGTTCAGGATCCCGCGGAGGTTCTGGCCCGTGCCGTCCCCGGCGAGGATCTGCGCCTCGATCTTCCGGCGGACGTCGTACGGCAGGAGCGTGTTGATCAGGGTCGAGAGCCCGGCCATGTCGTCCATGGCCTGCCGGTTCATCTTGATCCAGCCCGCGATCGTCCGGACGGCGGCGGTCGCGTCGACGAGCGCCAGGCCCGCCTCCGGCTTCACTGCGCCTTCCGCGACGGGCGCGGTCGTACCGGGGATGCTCGACACCTGCACGTACTCGATCGAGTTCGAGTCCGTCGTCCCGGTCGGGATCAGGTCGAGGAACGACAGCCTGCGGAGGAGCGGCTGCTGGATGCCGCGCCGGTCCTGCGGGATCGCGGGGGCGACACCGGTCGACGTGACCGGACCCGCCGGGGCGTTCGGCAGCTCCGACAGGAACCGGAGCGCGTCGTCGCGCCCGGCGATCTCGCCGAGGTGGACCGTCCCGAACTTGTTCGTCGAGGAGAACAGCCCGCGGTCGAGCGCGTCGCGGTACGGGGAGCCCTCCGCCGTCAGGAGCGCCCGGCCGTCCCAGCCGCGCGCCTGCGCGAGCTGCTCCAGCGCCCGGTGCGCGTCCGCGCCGTTGACCGGCGCGTTGTCGCGACCCATCATCCCGAGGATCGCCTGCTCCGTCTGCTGGAGGTCCGCGAGGCGGTCCTCCGTCTCGCCGAGCGCGCGCACGGCTTCCTGCGCCGCGCCGAACTCGGGCCAGCTGCTGACCGCGCCGTCATGGTCGGCCGCGGAGAACGCGTCGCGTGCGGCGTCGCGCTCCGTCCTGCGGGTCGCGCGCTCCTCGCGCGCCTGCCCGATCTCGTCCCGGACGGCGCGAAGGCGCGCGTCGAGGGTTCCCGTCTGGACTGCCATCGTGATCGTGTCCTCCTAGTTGTTGGCGAGCGCGCCGATCTTGTCGAACGCACGTGCGGCGAGGATCGGATCGATCTCCTCCGCGAGTGCCGCCAGGACCGCTTCCCGGTCCTGCGCGACGTCGGCTCCGGCGTCTGCCTCGGCCACGACCTCGGGCGTCTCGCCCTCAGCCAGCGTGGGCTCCGGCGTCTCCGCCTCGGCCCGAGTTGTCTCTGGGACTCCGGACCCGCGCCGCGCGAGCCGGGTCGCCGCTTCGCCGACCGTCTCGATCCGGTCGACCAGGCCCGCGCTGAGCGCATCCTTCGCGTTCAGGACGCGGCCCTCGCCGTACCCGGTCTTGACGTCCGACTGCTTGACGGCCCGGCCCTTCGCGACGTCCGCCGTGAAGAGCCCGTAGAAGTGGTCTACGTCGTGCTGGATCGCGTCGCGCGCCTCCTCCGAGAGCGGCTCCCAGGGGTTCCCCTCCGTCTTGTACTTCCCGGCGGAGATCAGCGTCGTGTCGACGCCCATCAGCTTCATCGAGCCGCTCATGTCCCTGTGGGTCGCGTACACGCCGATCGACCCGACCGCGCCCGACGGCGTGACGGACAGCTCGTCCGCCTGCGCCATGAGCCAGTACGCCGCCGACGCCGCCATCGTGTTCGCGACCGCGACGATCGGCTTCGAGCCGCGCAGGGACCGCAGGGTCGCGGCCGCCTCCGGGATCCCGTCGACGACACCGCCCGGCGAGTCGATGTCGACGATGACCGCGCCGACGTCCGGGTCGGCCAGCGCCGTCTTGACGTTCCGCTCGAACGCGACCAGCGGATGCTCGATCCCGAAGATCATCTGAAGGATCGGATGAGGCGGCGCGAGGACGCCCTTCAGCGGCACGGTCGCGACCCCGCCCTTGATCGCCCGGGGCCGCCCCGTCGTCCGGAGCGCCTCGACCTCCGCGAGCGACTGACCGGCGATGAGCGCCTCGACCAGGGTCTTCGCCTCCGACCTCATGTCGGCCGCCTCCTGCCGCTGGCGTTCGAGGACGGCCCCGAGGGACCCGTCCGCCGCGGCGCGACAGAGCGTCGCGAGAGACCGCGGCTCCATCGCCCAGACGTAGCTCTCGATCAGCCCGAGCAGCGTGCCCGGCGCTTCGGTCCTGTCGCTCATGCGTGCGCCTCCTCGGCGATGGTGTCGACGACTTCGACCGGGCGGGCCGCGCCCTCCGGCGCGATCGTCCCGTCCGGCCGGATCCTGTCCGCGACGGTCGCCGGGAGAGCGACCGCCTGGCTAGGCTGCTGCTGGCTCGGGTCGCGGCGCGCCGCCCGGTTCGGCGGCGGCGCGGACCCCATCGGCCAGAGGTTGTTGAACGGCATCCACAGCCGGTTCGCGTCCGGCTCCGGCGACTGCGGCTGGTTCCGGATCGCGCGCCCCTCGTTCGGGGTCATGACGCCCGTCGCGATCGCGGCGCGGATCGCGTTGATCTCCTTGAGCGCGTCGCCGCGCAGGACACCGCTGAAGTCGAACTCGACATACACGTCGTCCTCGCGGGCGACCGTCTGCCAGGTCTCCGTGATCCCCTGCTCGATGATCACCAGGGGCGGGCCGAGCCCGTCCGTGTACGCGATCTGTCGCAGCTCGACGATGTTCGAGAACGTCGCCCGGCGGAGATCCCCGAGCATCGGCGGCGGGATCATGTAGACCGCGCCGATCTCCTCCCGGTCGATGAACCGCTGGTCGATCAGCTCCGCCTCCTTGGAGGTATGCCCGATCGGCTTCCAGTCCAGGCCCGGCGGCAGGAGCGCCGGGCGGCCCTGGTTCTCCGGGCCGGAGTACAGCGTCGTCAGGTCCTCCCGTAGCTGCGCGAGCAGCGCGTCCCGGACGTCGCGTTCCAGCCCGAGGAACTCCGTTGTCGCCGTGACCGCGCTCGGCGGCCGCGCGCCGTTCCGGAACTGAGCGACCTGGTAGCGGGTCGCCGCGTCCTCGATCCGGAGCGTCGTCCCGAGCTGGCGGAGCGGCGAGATCCCCTCCGGGCCGAGCGGGCTCCACCAGGCCGCATGGATCGCCTCGTCCGCGCTGAACGACTGGCCCTCCTGTCCCGTGTCCGGATCGTGCGGGAGCCAGCCCTGGATCCGCGCGGCGTTCGGCGACGACTTGATCGGGGTCGTCGTCCGCCAGTCGTTCGCCTCGAACATGACCGCCGACCGGCCGTCGACGAGACGCGTCACGCTGTTGCCGTGGACGAGGAACGGGCCGAGGAGCGCCATCGTCAGCGCCGCCGGGTAGCCGCCCTCCCACGGATGAGCGATCCCCGTCGCGAGCGGATGCTCCCCGTCCCGGAGACGCACCCGGGAGTCGTCGCCGGTCCGCCGGTACACCTTGAGCGGCACCCGGACCGACCACGTCAGCATCCGCATCACCGCGGCGGCCACCCACGCCTGCTCCGCGAACAGCTTCGCGTACGAGATCTGACGGCCGTCGACCGTCCGGATCCCGCCATCGGTCGCCGCGGGCATCCACGGCGACCCGTACAGCGGCGTCGACGGCCCGACGGCGATCGAGGAGCGCGTCAGGTCCCCGCGGCCCGGGGCGACCTCGACCGGCCCCTCCGGCTCCTGCACGGCCGCCGACAGCCCGCGGGACGCCCGGGACTCCTCCAGCCGTGCGATGCGCTCCTCGCGCTGTTCTGCTGTCTCCATGAGGCTCCTAGGCGGACTGGATCCGGAACGCGTCGAGGTCGAACCCCTGCTCCGGCGGACGATTCGCGTACGTGTTGACCATGCCTGCCGCAACGAGCGCGTCGATCACGCGCGTGTCCTGCTTCCGGACGGAGCCTCGCGACGCCGTCGGACGATCGAACCGGATATCCCCCCGCGGCAGGCGACGCGCGAGCGCGTTCATGCTGTGCCGCGTCAGCAGAGGACAGGACCGGACGATCCGCAACGGCAGGAGCCGCTGGCGGACCTTGCGCTTCGGCGACCGCGGCGTCGGCCCCGGGACCTCGACGATCTTCCACTGAGGCTCCGTCGCCCGGAGATCCCGCATGAAGTGCTTGTAGTCGACGACCGCGAGATCATTCGACTGCGGCCGGTCGACGACCGTCAGCCCCAGCTCGTCCGCCGCCCACGCCGCGATGTCCTCCCCGTCCGAGGTGTCCATCACGAGCGCGTCCATCGGGTTCCGCTCCATCCGCGTGTACAGCAGCTCCTTGACCCGGTCCGGATGCATCGACGTCCCGTCCCGCGGCGGAACCGCCAGCTGAGCCTCGTCGAGCAGCCGGAAGTCCCCCAGCTCGAACTCGGAGACGAGCGCCGTCGTGTCGAGCTTCCAGCCGAGATCGAGCCCGCCGTCGCATCGCTTCCCTTCGAGCAGCTCCGCCAGCTCCTCCGGCCGAAGCATCAGCCGCGCGTTCCCCCACTCCTCGTCCGTGATCGCCGACCAGGACGACCGGGCAGGAATGTTCCCCTTCAGCCGCTTGAACTCCCCCTGGTCGAGCGTCGGCGACAACAGCTCCTCCGCGATCGCCTCCGCCGTCACGAGGCTGAGCGGGTTCGCCGCCGCGACGACCTCCGGATCGAGCGCCTTCTCCGGATCCTCGACCCGGTACTCCCACATCGCCATATGGTTCCCGCGGTACAGCGTCCCGCCGTGAGCCTTCCGGATCCGATCGCAGTCCTCCCGGATCTTGTCGCGCGCCTCCTCGAACTCCTCGCCCGGCGCGCCTGCCGTCGAGATCCCGATGCCGACCGCGCGCCGCTTCCGCGCCTTCCCCTTCCAGAGCCGCCAGAGGCTCATGTCCGGGTGGCGATGTAGCTCGTCGCAGATGAAGAACGGGAACGGGATCGTCCCGTCGTTCGTCGCCGGATCCCACGGATTGATCTCGATCCCGCGCCCCGACCGCTTCCGGCCCGTCGCCGGATCGAGCGGAACGATCGACCGGTACCCATCGTGACAGACGAACCGCTTCGACATCCCCGGCGTGTCGTCCACGAACCCCTTCGCCTGCGTGTACAACGTCTTCGCCTGGTCCCGGCTCGACGCCCCGACCGGGATCCACGGCCGGATCGCCCAGTCCGCGCCGTACAACGCGAGCTGCGACACCAGCGTCGTCTTCCCGTTCCCCTCCGGAACGAGCAGCCACGCCTCCCGGACCTCCCACGGATTCGGAACGTACGCCGCCGAGCAGCCCCGGAACACCTCCCGCGCGAAGTCGAGCTGCCAGTCCTCCGGATCCCGCCTGTCCCCATCATCGAAGACGAGCCGCGACGCGTAGATCCGGAAGTGCTCGACCGTGAACGGAACCGGCGGCCGCCTCCGACGCGCCCCCCGCGGCGGGAGCGCAACGACCGTCCCCGTCACGCCTGCGCGCTCCGCGCCTGCCGCCGCGACGTCGCCCGCTGCGTCCGCACCCGCCGCTCAAGCTCAGTCGCCCAGAGATCGCCCATCGGATCCTCCGCCTCAACGTCCCGATCCCGGCCGCCGTCCTCCACGCGCCCCCCGTTCAGCAGCGCCAACTGCCGCGCCGCCTGCGCCTTCGCCCCCAAACCCCGCGCCGACACGTCATCCGACGCCAGAACCCGCCGAAGCGACTCCCGAATCAGCTCCTCATCCGACAGCTGCCTCGGCACGACCGGAGGTATACCCCACCACCCCGGCGGCTAGGACGGGGCGAAACAGCAGCTCTCTCGCGCAGAAG